TTGTTGATTCTCTTGTGTTATAATAAACATTTTTGAACATTTTATATCTCAAACAGAGACAACGGTAATCTATCATCAACTACCACAATCTCCGTATCATATTTTCTTATCCAACAACCACTATCTGCCTGTTGTGGTTTTCCTATAATATGCCAGAATTTTTCGGGAGAGTGTTCATAATCATCAACCTCATAAACATCCCCTATCTTATCACAATACCAAGAAAAAGTATAGCTCTTTTTATCTCCCAGGCATTTTGAGCAAGTGCACCGGACAATCTTCACCCGATACTTCTTATGTGATCTATCATTCAATGTCATACAAAGAAACTTTCTCTGCGTTCAGTCCTTGAGAAGCTTTACCTTTCTTTTTTCCTTCCGTTGTCGATGTTTTGGCAATACCAAATCCTGACAACGTTGAAAGACCTTCACCCGCCATAACCATATCAATATAAAAACGTACAAGCTGTTCCCTTGTCAAATTCTTTGATAGATACTTTCGAGAATTTGTAATCATTCTCTTTGTTCGTGAGTCTCCCTTTACATCCAAAATCTCTTCAACCAATAAGATCGCCTCATTTATATTTGATCGGATGGCATCATCTGACATATAATCAAGATGGGGCAGAAAAATTCCCAATATGGAACCAAGAGACTCCTTTGGTGTCCTCACGGTTTCATAATATAAACCGTTCAGAATAATTTTGATTTCCTCTTTTACCATTATACTACACTCCTTTCTCAAAAACAAACACGGGTTCGTATTTGTTCAGTTTACCTTCACATTTTATAACATTCATCGAAACATTTTGGGCAATCTCTTGAATGTTGTTATCTCGGCCAATCGTGAACCTCATCAACATATGGATCATATCCTTTTCAATCAAGCCGGCATCCTTTGCCAGTTGAACAGAATCGGTTTCAAGGGGAAGATATTTTCCCTTCGATAACTTTATGTTAGCAATATTCCACATAAAAACACCACGGGGTCCGAGAAACTCGTAAACATTCTCAATCGTCTTTTTCAGAAATCCTCCTTTCCAAGATTCATAAGATGAAAACTTCTTATAAGACTGGGCGGAATCAGTGCTATACCTTTCCCTATTGAAATAAGGTGGTGACGTATATGCCAATACACCCCTCCCCCTATACTCCTTGAACAAATCAGTCTTATCAAAATCCTCCGAACCCAAACAAATAGGATATACTTCTGCCTTACAGGTGGGATCAATAAACTTCTTCCAGAACCTTTCGATCATTCCATACCGTTCATAGATAGCCGAGTTTGGGTCCGTTCCAATATACACACACCTTTTACCTCGTAAATTTGGATGGGATGAAGCAGATAGAAAAGCGACCAGCCTTCCGGCCCAACCCATTGAAGGATCATATACGATTAATTCATCATTAGTTTCCGCTGCGTTCAATAAATTTGTAGAGTAAATCCATTTGGCTACAGGACAACGAATATTCGTCACAGGTTGTGTTCCACTTCCCATACGAATACTCTGTTTCAATGTCGGCCAGACAGGTTTATAGGGATCATCCCGCCATCCGTTCAGCTTGTCCTTCCATAACATTCTTTTCATCTTGTGATGATACATCTTCTTGTCACGGAGGAATCCTATAATAGACGGTGTCTCCTGTGCAATACCTCTTGTAATAGGAACATCCATCATCTCTGGGAACCAATGGTCTACAACCGTTGCCCATGAGTTATATCCCTTGAGAATTTTCTTACCATCTTCCTCAAAATAGATATCGCTACTGTTCATTCTCAAGGTATGAAATTTCTTCAATCGGTTGATGATCTCATCCAAAGAGACTGATCCTGCCCCGACAGGAAACTTGTCCTTCTCATATGCGTTGAGAAAAAACACTCGTAGTTTCTCCGCATAAACGTCAAACTCTTTCTCCGATAAATCCCGAACATCACACCATCGTGGATTCAATTCATCGGGAAAATTCAACTCCGTATAAAGAGGTAGACAATCACAATCGACAAAGGGATTCTCCTCTTTCACATCAAAAAAAATTTCTAGCATTATTCCAACCTATTCACAATCGCTTCAATTATAAACACTATAATAGCCAATGTAATAATTATTGATAAACCAACTACTATTGTAACAAGTGGTATAACAAAAGGTAACCATAAAGGCGATAATACCCATATCCACGACCAAGTTATCTCACCGATCAATTTCAGAAAAATCAAAATTAGCGCTGTGAGAATAAAAAAACTACCATTTATTTTCATCTTCTTCCCTTCTTCCACTTACCATCAGACTGTGTCGGGGTTCGTACTTCCATCTGGGCAACACTTCTTTCATCACCTGTTTGTGTTGCATCCCTGAGCCATAAATCCAACTCACAAGAGTCATACATTTTGAGTGACCTACAATCATAATAGAATTTGTCGATCTCTCCAACACGACCACCTAGCCTATTCTTTACAATTTTATAATGTAATTCACTGGAATACACCAATTTATCATCATCAACACCATAGATCGCCATAAAGTCCGCCGTAGCAGGAACACCCATACTCTCTGCTATATAGACGAAATCAACTTCGGCAAAATTGATGATGGAGCCTTCCCTGTTCAACTGTGATACAGATACTACCGGACACTCGAACTGAAGAGACATTGCTCGAGCTTCCTCGGCAATTCTCTTTACATCCGTATACATATCACCTTTCGTTGAATATGAAGGTTTCATAATGTTGATGTAATCAAGATAACATATAGAAGGCGGGAACCCTCTCATTGTGAGCTCCCGTAGATATCTGCGGATATCAAGAACCGAGGCCTCTCCCGTAGGAAACTGTTTTATGAACAGCCTCCCAAGATTTTCCGTGCCTCTCTTGATATCCCTCAGCTTCACTATCAATTGATCTCTCACAGATTCAACTGTATACATCTTATTGATGTCTAGTGAAGTAAAGATACTGTCAAACCTCTGGGCAAAAGCATCCTCCGACATTTCCAATGAACAAAGGACTACGTTATGACCCTTGAGAACCTGGCGGGCAGCAAAATTAGCAAGTGTATTAGAATTATGTGATAAAACACCATCCGTATAAAATTTATGATGATATGGTAAAGAAACGTCATACATCTCCATTTTCTCTCCGGTATCAAAAACATCGAAAACGATTTCTATACCACTTTCACCTTTTATTTTACAGCCCGGGAAAACATCTTTTGCAAAAACTTCTTTATCATCAGATGTAATAAAAACATGATTATCCGCACATTCAATTTCAATTCCACTCTCAAACAAAACAAGATATTTTTGGAAAGGAACTGTTTCTATAACATAATCTATATCAACAAAACCAATGTCAGTATAGACTTTATAACCATCCACACTATAATAATTTTTTGATATATTATCGAATAACATTTTTCAATTCTCTTATAACAGATTCCCTATCGGAAACCCAATCGTTTTCCCACACAATATAAACATTATATCCACATTCACGAATTGCATCAATTCTTTTCTTATCTTCAATCCACTTATCAGAGGCAAAGAGTTTTACATATGGATTATAAAAATTACTTTCATATAAAACAGGGTTACAATGGAAATAATCACCATAAAATTCTATTACATTATTTTTATAAAGACCATCAACAATAAACCTATCAATAAAACATTCCCTGTCTATATTGATATTCAACTCTCTCTCAATATCATCAAGAAAATTTTTACAAGATGTTGACGGATGAATACTATTGAATGAATCCATTCTTTTTTTCAACATCTCTCTATATCTCGATGTTCCAACTTCTTTTCCATACTTATCAATGAAATTCTTCAATGTGTTTTTCTTTTTTTCATTTATCTTCCTTTTCTCTTCCTCTGTTTTTGATGACATTGTTTGTAACCACTTTTTTTGTCTTTCTTTCCATCTTCTTATGCCTTCTTCCTCGCCATACTTTTTTTACATAAGAATCTTTATTATTCCCACTTCTTGATGAAATCTCTCTATGTTTTTCTCTACCCCTTGTCTGTTCAGAATGTGAAACCTTCTGTCTTTCAATATATAAACTATACCTTTCTTCACCAACTACTTCTCCATACTTCGATATAAAGAAATCTTTTGTGTTTCTATTTTTACTTGCCTTTCCGACATTCTCCTTCCAAGAAAAATATTTTTCTTTTCCTTTATCACCATACTTTCTTATAAAAGATTCCATTGATGGCATTTCATTCAACTCTCCGTTTCGATATTTGTTCACGGTTTCAATATACTTATAAAAGTCTTGTATCTTTATACAAAACACATTATTCATATTATCTTTTATAATTATATCGGTATTCCCATGAACACACTTGAAACCGTGGACCCTTGCCACGACTACAGAAAAAGTAAAAGGCGGAAAACCGCCATTCAAGTATTCATCAAATTGTGGATAGTAGGTTGGAATACGATTAAGAGAGGTCGCAAAAATTCTCTTGAGCCTCTCCCCCAATGTATTGAAATAGTCAAGGCCGATGTCAATCTTCAAGTCCTTACAGAGTGCAGATTCAACGATCTCACGAATCTTTACCCTGTCATCTGGATTCTGATTGATGATCTCAACTGATTCCAGAATAGCTGACTTGATGGCCTTGTCCTTGAGATACTTATTTGTTTCGTCAAACAAATAATCCCAATTCCTCACCACATCAAAATCAATACATTCGACTTCCTCAAACAACTCCCTCAAATCATCAGCCTTGTCTGGAAATGTGGCGATGATGGCATCTTTTGGAGGCACGTTACCATACTTCTCAACGTGCTCCTTCATAAATTCAAACGCCTTTATGATGGTAGGATCATCGAAATATTCTGGACGAAATACCGCACCAACGGTAATCATAAATGATTTATCCGCCATACAGGCTTTCATCATCAATTTTTCAAGATACTTCGCGTCCATTACTTATTACACATCTTCTGTTGGAATGAGCTACAAGAGTAAATCGGAATACCACGAGTATTACACGACCAACGGCAACTTGAACAAATTGTCCTATCAGGTGTTCCTTTGGAATCAGACAATAAAATAACGTTACCATTCTTGTCCACCGATTTCGGAAGAATAAATATTTTTTCTGCATCCAACTCACGAAGGATATCATCGGCGAGATCAATCCTTCGACCCTGTAACTTGAGATACTGTTTCAAAGTCAAGTAATCGGAAAGCTGTTCAACATCTTCTGGTTTCGTAATTTCAGCAACCGGAACAAAAGTATGCTTTCGAATAGCTCCTTTGACCCACTTACCCTCAAGATTCAACATGACGGCTCTTGCTTTAATATTGACATTTACATAACTCATCAAAAAAACCCTCACAATTTTACTT